ATGGATTCTTTCAACGCATCGTTTTTGGTTGTTGGCAGCTTCTTGGCACTACTCGCCTTTGCAGCGCAACATAGTGCCACGATTCGCTTATGGTTTTCCGCTTTGTTTATGTCATTACGGCCTTCCCGCAATGCTCTTACCCCTGACTACAGCGAGACTTATTATCAAACCCGCAATGGTTCACTTCGGCAGGCGATTTATTCGTTCTGTCACCCCGTTGGGTTGCATAATATTACTGGTCATTGGCTACCAGTTTGGTTTCGCGCCTTCATTGGCAGATCAGGTTCTTACTATTCGATGCGTACGTATGGATTAACCGCGTCGACTGAGCAGTTGTTTGTGTTGAACGACAAATACAATGTTGTATTTCTTGGTAAGGGTTCCTGGTTTAACCAGAAGGTTGTTTGTCAGCGCACCTATCCTTTGCATGCTGACGCAACCTTGTGGGTGGGCTGCTTTGCCCGCCATCTAAACCCAAGTGTCGTTCCTTCATCGGGCCCTTTTGACGGGGTTATTATTCGCCAGACATATTTGCCCGGCCCGTTTCATATTTGTGGCAGTTCCTGTCCACAATATTACCCCAAGATGCTAGATGATAGCTATGTCGTCCAACAGTTTGGCAAAGCGTTATATATGCACAGCCAAGATTCTGTCCATTTAGCATTTGAGGGGGTTTACCACCATGTCACGTTGCCTTTGTCTGTGTTGCTAGACGCCGTTAGCAGATATTGCTTATCTTCCAAAGCCACTAACTACCAATCAGTTAGCACCACTTTGGCTCTTTACAGAGATGCGATACCTATATTAATGCATTGCGTTGCTAACGGTTTGTCTATGGGTACTTACAGGCCACCTCCTAGCACTATGACCATGGAGTCTGTCACTGACCGTACGTACAACGATATTGGCACTGAAAGCAGCATAGTGGCCGTTCATAACCCTTTAGTTTCTAATTCAAAACTGGGTTTTATTGCTACTCCAGATTTTTTGCGTGCCAGTGTTTATGCCCGCAACGTTTTACCAGCTACTGGGCTGCCCTTTCCGACGGAATACTACCCGCATTTAGTCCGCTTCGTCCATGCGGCAGTTGGCGGTGTAGTTCTTTGTCCATTGGATATGGATTCGGTACGCAGCCGCTTGACTAAGTCTAGCCAAGTCCAGCAGTTTGATGATATGGGCGCGTACTTTGACGTTGCACGGTCCACGGTTAGTGTTTTTCAAAAGATGGAGCCGTTGAAGTCCGGAGGTGTTCCTCGTGTGATCGTTAACCCCTCAGGCCCAACAAATTTCATAGGGGCGGCGTATATTGCACCAATGATGGACGCCTTGAAGCAACTCCCCTGGTTTTGCTGTGGTTGGACCCCCACTGAGATCGAGTCCAGAGTTCATGCATTTCATCATGAACTTCACACACGTAAACGCAGCGCCAATGAAACTGATTTTTCAAATTGTGATGCAACTACCGGCACTATTGGTCATGTGCTGATGTTCGCGTTTCTAGACAGGTTTTACGGCGATGATAAGGGCTGGGTCCAGTTTTTACGTGCTTCTACTGCACCTACGGCCAGGACCAATTTTGGCGTCGGTCCATGGCCTTCTGGGCAGTCCCGAGACAGTCCTGATTACTATAAATGGATTGTTCAAACTGCGTTTTGTATTGGCATTGGTACTTTGAGTGGGTTTTTCGACACTACCACCCGCAACACTGTGGTCAATGCTTTCACTGCCTATTGCAACGCCAGTGATAGTGGTTCTGATCATGAAGACGCTTACTCTTCTGTTTGCCGTGGGCTTTATTCCGGGGATGACGGGTTAGATGAAGCCCGCCTAATCCCAATTACTACCACCGCGGTTAAATTTGGGTTAGACATCAAGTCTCGAGTCTATTCGTCTGGCTATACCACGTTTTTAGGCAGGCTTTATATTGACCCCTGGGTTGGCGTTTGGAATTCGGCTGATCCACTGCGGCTAATAACCAGTTTTCATTTAGTCACTGTCCCAGCAGGTGGTACGGCTGCTTTGTCACTGGCTTACCGCGCCTTTGGTTATTTGATCACTGACCCCCACATTCCATTATTTTCTATATATTGGAGGAATGTGTTGCGCCACAATCCAGTTACTCACCTCGACCCGCGTTATTTTGACTCTCACAAGTTTTCTTTACTTTCTTCTCAAAGCATGTATACTTGTTCTGAAGACAATGATGCTTTAGCTGAGTTGTTTGTGTTGCGAATGGGCATATCAGTTGAGGATTACGCTACTTTGGTTCATGAAGTTACCACTCGCCCTGCAGTGGTCGGGACTACTTATTCCCCTATTTCCCCGTTGTGTTTTCAGCCTCGTCCTGGCTCAGTTTTGGATGGAATGCCAATATCTGATGTTGAGCCTCCATTGCCCCTTGTTCGCACCAAGGCTGACGTTGAAGCTTTGGAGATTCTCGTTGAGGACGCCAACCATGTTGCTGCTGCCGCGTCGGCTGATAGTGTCGCCATTGATGTAGGCCTTTCTGATGTAATGGATGCCTTTGCACCACCCGCTCCTATACAACGCGAGTTGCTTTGTCGCAATTGTTCTAATCCATTCATTATAACTGATGCTGAGCGCGAGCACTGTGAGGCCAATAATTGGGATTTACCTAAGAAGTGCTCTTCTTGCCGCGCTTCTAAGAAGGAGCGCCTTCGTAAGGAGAGGAAAGAATCGGGTCGCAACCCTGCTCCCTCTCCAGCCGCACCACCTGCCGATGATGGCGCTGGTGTTGGTTTGCCGTCAGATGCCACAGTTATTCGTGCCAAGCCTTCTCGCCCACCTAAGGGCAGTAAGTCCGGCCGACCAATTAACTCAAAGAAACGTGGTAAATGATGGCTATATTTTTCAGGCACCCATGCCTTAAATGGGGTGACTTCGTTTCCGTTAGCAAC